CGAGAGAATAATCAATAGGTCAAAGACAAATCACAGCAAGCCACACACGCGCGAACGTATCATCCATATCAGTACCAAAGTGGAATGGAACATTCCAACGTTTTCACTGAAATGTGGGACGAGATTCCGGATCAACCACTGGGGGACCTCCAGATGATCCCTAGGATCAACTATTCATTCGATGATGAGAGTCGGACTGCTAGGATCCATTTTAGTGGGAGGGAGAGACGTGAGCACGAGTCGTTCTTTGGGGGGCAAATGGGCCAGCCGGTTGTGCTAACTAGGTCTGATGTGATGCGACTGCCCCATAATCTAGTCCACATCTGTCTCTCTAATGAACCTGAATCTGATGTCGGAGGGTTGACCCCTGACATCTTAGTCCAGACAGAATCTGGGATGGGCTGTATCGAGATAACCACTAGGATCAAAGGCGATTTAGAGATAATTCGAGAAGCTATCATGGAGAAAGTGTCGAAGTACGCCAGACTCTTTGAATCTGACCTGATAACCTCTCTTGGTGTACTCGTGGTGACTCCTACTAGTGTCCATACACGAGTGGGTCCAATGGAAGCTGGCCCGGAGGCTCACATTCTCAAGTCAGCATATAGACAGGGGCTGCGAATTAGAGAGGAATATCTCTTGAGGTATGGTGGATCCCTATCAGAGGAACAGAATTTGCAAAAGGAGGAAGTCTGGGCTCATTTGACAAACATAGGACCTTGTCATCTGCCAGGATCACTGGAGCTAGAATCCCTGAATCCAATCTGGGGTAATAGGACAAAGTGGGCAATGGCAAAGGATGGTACAGATGAGGTCCCACCAGGCACCTTTGATTCTTTTATAATGGAGCACAGCACTGGGAACTATAAACATGGGAGCACGGCCATCCATTTGCCGTGGATCGATTGTGAAAGAACAGCATTTGGAGCTCCTCAAATGCCGCGACTAGATGATCTATCAGAAGGTGCTCTTCGCTCCATCTGGGATGCTGCACTGTTCCACACTCCTCATAATGAGCATTTCAGCAATGACGATTATAACAGTATGGTGGCATCATCATCCTTTAGACAGGGAGCAAAGCAGTCGTCAAGAGATGAGCGGTCAGAGCAAGACACAGTTAGAGTGCGATTGTCCCGAGCTGAGAGAGTAGAGCTAGCCTTGCGTGGAGTGATGAAGAAGGAGATGAGGAGAGACACAGTGGTCAAGTCAAAGGTTGAAGCTAGTCGTCAGGATATCGACATATCAACTGACACAACAGATATTGCTGAATATATCAGATCCCCCTTGTTGATGCGAGGCAGCCCTTTTTGCGATTTGGAAGCTATGAGGTCACTAGAGATTCGTGACGGAGCAGGATCAATACTGAACAGATATGAGCAGTTAGCTCATCTTGAAGAATTCCATAGGCTTAATCTATTGGAGAGGATCATGCGAGAGGTGGCATACAACATGCATAGAAATCCTGAAGATCACGGTGACTGCAAGGCTTTTATTGTGAGGAAAGTAGTGGGTTATGAATGCTATGTGCTGATCAGGACGACTCGGATGGGAGGTGTCGATGATTCTCCGTGTTTTTACTCGGTGCTTTATCGGGGGGAAGAGTATAATGGCGGTGTATTTGAGAGAACACTGAATTGCGGGCATGGGTGGCGAGTGACCAATTTTATGTCCAGCACCCGAAGGAAGATCGAACACCTCCAAGGCGTGACTGTCCAGTGTATGAATCTTTATGCTCTCCTCAGTGAACAAGTTGGAGATGGGATCGACTCGGTGACCGCCGATTTCATTCAAGGTGAACTAATGAGACCCTTCCGCACTTTGATGCTGATTCTTCTAGAAGATAAAAATAACACCAGCGAGAACCTACAGGCGCTAAGATATTACTACATGTCCATCTTCTCAGGTGAGCCCAATAGCAAAGAGCAAGCAACAAAAGTATGCTCCAAATTCACTGGTCAGACACGCAGCAGGCTCATGGCGTACCTGTTTCAACAATTGTTCATATGCCACGACATGATTCCCGATGACATCCACACAAAGGTGTTCCAGGTCAATCAGACCGCCAACGACGAAGAAGAAGAGGAGTCAGACCCGAGTACTGATCCCGGATCAGATGTGGCTGCCGATTTGCAAATGAACATCTTGGAGGAATCAATCCCATCACCTTTAGGGATATACATCAGAGATCCAGAGGCGGCTCTTTTATGTTTCTACGCTTGTATGCTACACAACAAGAATGAAATGAATTACGCACATGGATCCATTCAGATGATGGAAAAGGTTACTGCTATGCAAATCAAGAGGCGGAGATTGCAAGGGTCAGAATCCGACATGAAGTTCCACTGTCGCGATGGGCCTGATCTCACACCAGAAGATTATGGGCCATTCCAGCATTCTCCATGGGCAGTGGATCGTGGAGCTCGGTTAATGAAAGTAAGGATCTGTCAGCTTCGGGGATGGAGAGTCCAGAATTGGGATAATCACATGGAAGAAGAAATTCCTAAATATTTGCTCAAGACCTTGATTGAAGACATGGCCACATCGAAGAGCACCACATTGCCATTCGACAGTGAGTTTACTATCAGTCGCGAAGGCGAGGAGATCAAGCAAGTGGGAAAGCGGCGGAAGTGTATTGAACAGATGATAGAGCTCTCTGAGGGATTCTCCAGTCATATTCTTGCTTTGAACATGGGACAAATATTAAGGGGCATACATGAGCATGAAGAGGGAAGGATTCAGGTGTCTCTCTTCAAAAAGAACCAAATAGGTGGGGTCAGAGAAATATATGTGCTGACGATGCGCGGAAGACTAGCCATCCGAGTGTTTTCAGATGTTTTCAGATGTATCTGTGAGCTCCATCCCTCTGAGAAGTTGACATCCGATAAGAGTAAGGACCAATTTGTGTCTGAACATTACACGAAAGTACACGCGAAGAACCAAGAGGGGTACCTAACTTTCAAAATATCAGCAGACAAGAGCAAGTGGGCCCAGCAATTTAGCATGTACGAGTTTATGAGCCTAGCCAAGTCAGTCTTGCCTCGCGCCCTGTGGCCCTTCTGTCACCATATTCTTTCATTGCATAGGAGGAAAAGACTCCAACTTCCAGTGGCGTTACTGAATGTTTTCCTTAGAGAGAGAGAGGGGGTTTACTCTTCTGAGTCAGTGGAGGAACTCCGTCGACAATTCTATGAAGGTGGGGACATCCTGAAGGCTGGTGGGACCTGCATGAAAGCTGAGACGGACATGATGCAAGGGATATTGCATTATCCATCAAGCTTGTATCACATCTGTCATATGGAGTTCCTCGAGTCGATGGTGAGAAGCTCATTAAGGAAACTCCCAGTGGAGTTGGTGTATGATTTTGAGGTGTCATCAGACGATGAAGGGTTACTCATAAGTCTTGTTGGATCAAAGGACGAGACAGTAAAGGGAATGCGGAAGCTCAAATCAATTTTCCCAAGAGCAATGCTGTCGGCTGACAGATATTTTGGATTGAAGACATCGTATGAGAAGAGCACTCGCAGCACCAAAGCCTTGTTCGAATTCAACTCAAAGTTTTATTTGGGCACCTCTGTTATTTCGCCCTTAATCAAGTTTGTGGCGCGATCCTGTGATGATAATCCTCAAGAAAGCATTTCCAAGCGTATAACAGCCTTGGTCTCCCAGTTGCGTCAGGTGAGAGAGAATGGAGGTTCTGGAATGTTATGCAGCTTCATATCCTTGAGTCAGACCATAGCATTCTATCAGAATCTTGGGTGGACCACCATGCAGTGGATGACCCGAGAGCGCTTCAATGAGATCAAGAAGCTGGGGATAACTCCACTTGGGTGTATGAGATGGTTCGGACCAATGACAGCCGGGATTGCTGACACTTCATACATGAATTGGATTGCTGTGAATGATGACAAAGAAAATCTGAAGGTGTTAGCTCGATTGTCTGGTGCGATGGTTCCTGCGGGAGAGGACGATTTGGAGATGATGAGATATGGCCTATATCCTCAGCAGAAGTACAAAGCTTTCAAGAAGCGCATAGGAAAAGCGGGGGTCTCAAGGCGAGACATTGTTGATAGAGACACTGCCGAAATGCTCCTGGGGCAGCGTAAGAGTCTTGAAGATTCTAAAACACGCATGACATATCAAGCATTAGATCCATCATTAGCAGCAAGTATGAGTTGGCTATCACGCACTGATCAGATGAGAACCACTCCTTTCCTAGTTTGGTCTGCTATATTCAAAACGAG